CTACACTGTAACCCGCTCGAAAGCTTTGTCAACACTCTGCGATTAAAAAAGAAAGGGACTCGTCTTGGCTTTGTCCACTTCTTAGTCATGAGTTTTTTTCCTCTCAGCTACCAACATACCATATTCAGCCTGATATTTACCCCCAACAAGGGGAAACAATGGCTCTTTCTTGGCGACTACATATTCAGAGACTACTCAGAGAACAAGCTGACCGTGAAGTAGATGAGGCNAAATTGCTTCCTGGGTGGGAAGCGTATGCCACGTGCTACAGCACTCAAACTAGCGCAGAAGCTGATTCAAAGTTTGGGTCTGGAATATTGGGGTCCAGATGAAGTAACAATGGACACCGAACTAATGGATCTNGGCATGGGNGTTGGTTTTCCAGTTGGTTCTTTGCGTCAAGGCAAAGGGGATGTTGGTGATCTTGATATAATCGTTACTACACCAATTTCAAAAGCAACTGTTGCAGCAACCAAGGGTGTTGAAAATGTATCTGGAGGAGCAAAAAGAATTGACTTTGTTTATCAACCTTCAAAACGACTTCCTCCAAAGAAGGTCAATATCTTTGTATTCAATGATCCAAAGACCTGGGGAGCTGCTTTATTGCACGCCACTGGTCCCTTTATCTATAACGTAAGAATCCGCAACAAGGCTAAGAAGGTATTTGGTTGGAAGTTGTCACAAAATGGCATTGTTGATGGAAACAACAGAGTGCTAGACACGCCTACTGAACGTGATGTCCAACAAGCATTGAAAGTTACCGAACGAGAGCCAACAGAACGTTAGTCGTTTTCTGTGGTCTGGTTCTTTTTCTTTTGGTCTTTATCTAGACCCAATAGTCCATAACCTACAATATCTCGATATGGGCTTTCATTGAATGCATCTTTTTGGGTGGCGATTCGTTTCATTTTGTCATAGATACGGACCATACAGAGCATATCGGTGTATTTCTCTGGAGGAATACCATTCGGATAGAGAAGTCTCAGGAAATCTCCTGCGTCATTGAACGAGTTGCCGTACGCCTTGTTCTTCTCATCTACAAGGGCGCCAACTTTTGTTGCTAATTTTTCAAACTTGCCCATTTGTTACCTTTCGTCTCCGATCCAGTATAGGACATCTTTGTTTTACTTGAAACGCAATTCAGAAGGCTAATTACAACAACCATGTCGAAACATAAAAAGGTTGATGAAAAGAAGATCAAGATCAAAGATGAAATCTCTGGTTATGACAAAGACATATTGATCAAAACCTATCGTCTGCCTTCTGGCGTCCTGGAGAACTTCTTCATCGATGACAACAAGGATTCGGTCCAGATCTTCGCTGTTTGCGAAGATGGAAAGGTTCTCACTGTGAAACAGTTCCGTCCTGGGCTTGAGAGGGTCTGTGTAGAGGTTCCAGGTGGTGGTTTGGAGTCTGGTGAGGATCCAAAAGAAGCAGCCGTTAGAGAGCTTATAGAAGAAACTTCCTTCACAGGAACATTGCATCATCTTTTTACGGACAGCTATTCACCTTATTCTACAGGCAAGCGTCATTGTTATGTTGCCTGGAATTGTTCGCAGGCAAAAAGCACTTTGGATTTAGACACAAATGAGTTTCTTAGGGTTGGCCGTCTTTCTTTAAAAGAGTTTGAAAAAATGGCGCTAAAGGGTCAAGTTAGAGGTCACGATTTGCTATATCCTGCTGCAAAACTTATCGAAAGAGTTTATGGAGTACATATACTCGACTAAGTATGATTGCTTAATCGTCCAAAGGACGACCCTCTAGGACTTTGAGACGCATGAGTACCCGAGTGTTGCTTGTTTCTAGAACATCTACTCGTGAGTCCGTGTCCCGTTGCCATTCTCGACGATTTTGATTAATGTCTTCTCTGATACTTCGAATCTGTTCTTGTAGGTTGGATGTTTCTCTGTTCTGTAGTTCCAGTTGATATCGTGTTTCTGATTTAAACACAAAATAACCTGTAACTAGAGTTCCTATCGTAACGATAATAGGAAACCAGGTTTTGATAGCAGAACCTANTTTGCCTACTGTAAGCGTTGCTTCTTTTTCTTTTTCGGTTTCCGACATTTGTTTATTTCTAATATGCGATGATTAATGTGCCATCATCTTCTGGCTGTAGATATACGTCTGCAACCGTAACTGCATCAGTTGCATTAAAAGTTAACAGCGGAAGTCCCGTAGAGCTGTAAAGAACTTGGACTGCGCCAGAATTTGGTGAATCACTTCTTTGAATCGATACCATCGCCTCCAAGTGCCTCGTTAGAGCTTTTTTTCGCTTGTTTCTTTGTCACGATTTTCTTGGGAGCCTGACACCTTTGTACCGTATGTGTAGTCTAAGTAAAATATAAGACCTGAAGGAATAGTCATTGGCTGCACCGAAACGATCTGTTGAGCTAATAACATTTGTGGATACGTTTGACGAACAGTTGGAAAGAAAGTCGCATGCTTATATTTGGCAATTAACTTTCGAAAACTCTTGATACTGTGTTTTAGTCTAATGTCACTCATGTGGTATAAAGTTTCATTTATGTAAAACGTCTTAAGCGGCTTGGAACTTGCGCTCGTTGTTTGCCAGCCATTGCTCTAATGTCAGGTGAATTATGGTGAGCACCCTTAGATGGAATCTGTGAGCCACCAGCCTTATTGGCTTCCGCAGCCTTGCGAATTTCCTTGTCGATTCTTTCAATAAGCCATCGTCGATAGCGCACAGGCATGTTATAGTACGTTCTGAAGTCCATACCGAAATAGTATCCTAGCAGAAAGAAAGGCTCAAGAAAAACAATTTCTCTATGTTCTGGATTGAGTGAGAAAAACTGATGGTTGGTAGGAATACCGACTTTGTCTATGTGACCACAGCCATCACATTCAAAATCGATTGTCATGTCAAGCCCAGGTTTATGTTCGTTAATGTACTTGCGTAGCTGATTACTGTCTCCAGCATTCATGTTCATTACCAAATGGTAAATTTTTTCTCGGTCCGTCACATTGTTTATTTTCACTATAGAATATAACAAAAATGTCGTAACAGACGAATGTTCACCATTCAAACCTCCTGCTACCTGCTTGTCAATAAGAATCCTATCTTCAATTGTTAAAAACTTGAACAACACAACATGTTTAGATTTAGGTAATTCGAATCTGAACAAGTTTTCTCCAGGGGTTTCTGGTTCTATTTTAAGAAAATTAATCTTAATTTGGGATAAATCAAATTGCAAATCATTTTGCATATCGCATAGCGGACATTCTAACGAAGGTTCATAGCTTGTACCATATCCAGATGCACGAATAGCAACCATTAGAGCATCTCTGTCACCAATTAACAAATTGTTTATATCAATTCCTGTTTCCATTAAACATGAAGAAATCATTTTTTCAATGGCAATTCCTTTTTTTCTATAAGCAAGATTAAATAAAATATCCTCCTGTTTTGGAGTCATTGGCTTATACTCAATTGAGTCTTGCCTATAGAAAAAACTGCTCTTTCCATAGATCTTCCCCCTGGATGGCAATGGCACAGAATCGACTGGCAAATCTAAACCAGGTTCTGTTGTTACTTCTGCACTTCTTTTTTCCATATCATCTAGTTCTGATAACCTGTTCCTTGTAGGAACAAGTATGAGGCAGAGGACATGTTTACTGACGGTGGTTCGGCCAGAAGAAGGTCGGGCCCATGGGAAGAGCGATGTCTGCTACATGGTCACAACTCTGGCACATAAATTCAACGGTCATATCCACACCTGGCTCATTCTCATCAATGTATTTACGGAGAGCAAGGGAATCTCGTGCAGGCATAAATTGCACAAACTTAGCAATCTGCCCTCGATCAGTTACACCATTAATCTCAACTATGGAAGACAGGAGACGAGTTGTGATCAGGTTTTCATTCTGGATGCCCTTCTTCTTCTTCATTTCGAGTGCCTGAAGGATTTTTTCTTCTTCTTCACCTGTAAGGAACTTGAATCCAATGCGCTTCTTGGTCATGGGAAGATCGAAGTAGAATAAGTTAGCGAACTCACTACCAACTTCAAGTTTGAGTGGCTTGATATCCAGACTAGCGAGGTCTACGTGAAGTTCATTTTGCACACCACACGATGGGCAGTTGAATACAGGGTTATACTCACGGCCATAGCCAGAAACTCGAATGGCCACCATAAGAGCGTTTCTGTCACCAGAAACCATATCATTCACATTAACTGATTTGTTCAAAAGGCAGGACTTGATCAACTCGGTAATAACCGTTCCCTTTTTGATGTAGGCACGGCTCATGAGAATGTCCTCTTCACGAGCAGTCATAGCTCGAAACTCAACACGGCTAGCTGCATGTAGCGCATGTCCTGGTGGATAAATGCGGCCACCAGATGGCAATGGAACTGCATCTACGGGAATATCAAGTCCTAGCTCCTGTTTAGCATACTGTTGACTGCTAATGGGCTGTACTTCTCCTCCAGCTGCGTTTTCCGCTGCTTGCTTCGCAGCAAATACTGAGTTGCGCAGTTCACGCTTCTCTTCTTCGGTTATTTGTTTTGTTTGGCCTTCAGACATTCAATAGCTCCTTGTTTCATTGTTGCGGGCAAACTATATGTATGTCTGAACCAAAATTCTTCAAACTTCATTTTGGTGGTCATATAACGACAAATTTTCCATAGAACTCGTGTGACGGAGCCGCAGTAGGATTCTCAAACTCCCGATTCTTTAAAATCACTGCAATAAGACGTCTAATTTCTTTTACGGTCAACGGAGCATCTGGTCGAGCTTCATTTGTCAGAAACGTTTGAGTTATCTGAAAAGGAACATAAGGCGCATAGACAAAGCCTGCGTCTAGGTAACTGGTTCCCTTGTTGGGACCTCTCAGGATGAGTGGATTCTCTCTAATCGACATCTTTAAGAGATATTTAGCGATAGCCTCTTTAATTTCACTTATTTTCATGTGTCTTCAGTTCGGAGAAGATAGTTCGAAGAATCCGTCTGTCAATTTCACAACCAACTTCTTCAGCCATTTTCATGGTAAGTCGTTCGATAGATGAATCAAGGGCTTCCAGGTAAGCTGCAACAAGTCTTCTAGCATCGGCTTTTGTCATTATCTAGATAGTCTTGAACCTTCTGAAGATTCTGTGCAAACTTTCCACTCCAAGTAAGGTACCAATTGCTCAAATCCTGGGCAAGTTCAGGGGACCACTTCGCTTTGAGCTTTCGTTTTTTAGGACGTGGAAGCGTAGAAAGGTTCNGAGGGACCTCGGGAATATGGCTAGTGTCGTCCCACCTGTCATTAGTCGCAAGCCAGGTAATCAACAATTCTTTGAATTCACGATGTGTCATGTTTATGAATAAAATTGATTTACTAGATTGTAAACGATATTACGCAATGCGGCTGTTTAGCTTTGTTAGCATCAGATATTTTCTTTCGAGTATCTTCCGTATGCGTTTTCCCATGAAAAGGATGGTTTTGTCCCGCACAATCCCAGTGATTTTCACTCATTTTCTTTCTTGTTCGACCAGTTGGTTTTCTATTGCTTCTACGGGGAAGGTTGTGTTTTTTCATCCAGTAACGTATTGCACCCTCAGTCAAACCGACAAGCTGGCCAATATCGCAGCAAGACCATTCTTCGTCCCAATATTTTTGTTGAAGGCAGACCTTGGTTAATTTTGCCATTATACCGATCTCAAGTAAAGTGCATCGCCCCATGTTTTCTCAGGTGCCGATGTAAGCACACGAGAGAATTTGTGGTCATGCAAGAATTCATCCAAGTCTCCAACAAGACAACAATCCTTGTAGACCTCTTCGAAGTTTACTTCAGAATAGACTGCTCTGAAGTCAAAACGACCAAACAGAGGTCCAAAACCTTTAAGCACTTTCAACTCTGCGCCTTGCACATCAATGTTAATAAGGTCATAGAGATCTAGGTCAATCTTAGCAATGTTTTCTCTAACTAAGCTCTCGAAGGTTCTTGTTTCAAGTCTCTGTTTTTCAATGTAGCGAATGTGTGGGTACATCGTTGCGTGTGTTCCTAACTCAAGCAATGATGATGACTGACCATTATTAGCTACATTGAACTCAACAATCTCGTTATCAACATCGGAGATTGCTGCACAGAAGTACAGAGAGTTGATAGGTACATTGTGAGTCTTGTCGTACAGGTGTTTCATCATTTTTTGGTTGGCTTCGATCCACAAGACATTTTTCACGCCTGCGGCTGCATAAGCTTCAGCTTCTTCTCCATGATGTGCCCCAATGTGTATTATACCCTTGAAGGGCCGACCATTGTTTGCTCTGATGCATTCTTGCATTGAAATGTACATTATTCGGTTCCTTTATATTTTCTCCACCCTTTGTGGTGGTTGCGTTTTTCATGTAAAACAGCCCACATTTTACTTTGTTGTAAATTGTGTAATTTACAAAAGTTTGTCAGGCTTACGCCTGAAACTATTTCACCTGTAGGTGAAACGAATGCATAAGGCTTTGATCTTGGATGTTGTTTTCCAACTTTTCCATACATGCCATTGCCTCGGCCACTGTTTGCTTTGCTAATTTTAGCTTTAGTTTTTTCTGAACGGGGTATGCCCCAGCCTGGGTTCTTCTTGCCTGTCAGTGCTGCACTAATTTTTTGTAATGTCTCTTTTGAATAAATGCCAGTTTTACCTTTGTTCCATGGCTCATTATTAGAATATTTTTGAAATCCTCCACCATTGATTGCTTTCTTGTCTAAATTGTAACACTGCGACCATTTATCCTCGACAATGTATTTATCAAGGTGCTTCTGCTCGGCCAGAACTCTTTTTTCTTTACTGCCTAAGACGACCTCAATCACTTCAAACAGAAAAGCATCTGCACCATGTTTGTTGAATGCACGTTGTAAATATTTGTTTTGATGCTTGTTATTTCTCAACGAAGATCGATGCTGGTAAGCACGCTTCTTAAAATTCTTCGCCGAGCCAATGTAAATTTTGCCATCGAGAACATTTACGATTTTATATACGCCACTCTTATTGGCCAACCCATTAAAATTTACTTTCACATAACCAGTATTATATTTCTGGTCTCCTTTGTACAAGCCGCACCTATATGGATCACACCCTTGAAGGGGCGACCATTGTTTGCTCTGATGCATTCTTGCATTGAAATGTACATATTTATCCTATTCTTTCTATGTTGGAACTTGTGAACTCGATTGCAACAGGTACATGAACCGTATTAGGTTTTATTCCTTCGTAGCTGCTAATATCAATGACGCTACCTTCAAGATATTTCTCGTTCAATTCTTCAGGTGAATATCCCTTTGCAAATCTGTTTTTGTATTGTTGTTGTACTCGATTCGCTGGGATATTGATAAGACGTGGACCTCCAGGGTAACAACACATATATGCTGGAGTTTCGGGATGTTTGCTTGCCATATCAAGAGCCACTTCAAATGTGTTTGGGTTGTTGTAATTTGTGGTGTCAACCAGTCTTTTTATAAAATCAGTGTTATAAATGTTGCCATCAACTGACATTGGATAACCCCAATCACCCTGGCAGCCCCTCCAGGACCACACACAACCCTTTACGAATTTGGGAACCTTCGTATCTTCGTTAGTTGCGTAACAATGTGTGACTCCGTTGTGGAGTCGAAGACTGAGTCCAAGCATGAGAGTGTTGTTACGAATGAGTCCAAACTGCTTGTCATTGGTAGAGATATCATTGACAAAGATGATATCATCTACTAAGAACATGGTGTATTGTGATGGTGCCCCAGAAAACCCCCTGAACTGCTTTGATTGTCTGTGAACGGAAGTCTTTCTCTTCTTCCCAAATGAGGTGATCTGATGCAGGAAAGTCGGTCATGACCGATTCGTATCCTTTCCGAAAAAGATCGGTGGTTGCCTTCCAAAGAACGGTAACAGTTGGTTTGTCATTGCTTTTAAAGTATTTGAAAAAAGATTCAAGACAAGCGTGAATTTGTGCCGCTCTATTCCTACTGAAAATGACAACGTTGGTTCTGTCGGATGTCATAATATTCTCACTAACATGTATGTTCTAAGTTTCATCGCCCTTTGGTTTCTCCGAATTCAAACACCGTATACATCCAAGGTTTGCCATTAGCCCAACCCCATTTGTCGGTACTGGTACATCTTGGACACATGCAAACAGAATCAGCATCTGAACGCACTCCTCTTTTTATTCGAACCACCTCAGATTCTTTGACGATGCCAAAAACTCTCCGTGAGGAAACGACTCTACGGAAAAGCAGGTTTTCGGGCGTCGATTTGATTACATACCCGAACCCATGACGTTTTAAAGCAGATTTGTGACCTCCACCAGTTTCTTGTTTCCATGAGTAACCAGTCTTGTCCATCTCCTCTTTCCACTTAAAAGCAAAACGATATGCAGCATTGAACTGTTCTTCTGAAAGTCCAGCTTGAATTACTAGACGGTAGCCCATTTTCTTTTTATTAGTCATTTGTCGGTGGTTTTATATTGCCGTCTTCATCTGTGAATCCGAAGGCTTTAAGCGAGATTGGGAAGTTGCCAGTTTTAATAACTGCTTCAATCATATCACTTGCGAGATTACATATCTCACGTTGTGCGTGTGTACTATATCGGAGACCAACGAAGTGGGCGAAGCTTCTGAAGTTAAACTGCACATCGCAGGTCAGTTGATTGCCATATGGCAGATAGAAACGAGCACTTTCTTTGGCACGTGAGCGTGCCTTTTTTTTCGTCATTCCTTCAGTTTCCATATAGTGCTTTGTAAGAGACTTAAGGGAACGATGATAATGTTCATAGGTTTGCTCCATATGAGCAAGGTAGAGGCGCTTCTCGGACTCAGGCCACTCGGTTGGCATGTAAAGTTTGTCATTTTTAAGTTCCTTATAACGGGCACTCTCGCTATTGACTGACACACCAACTCGATGTTTTAAGATATGGATATGGCTTGCAATGTCTGATTTAATCAAGAAGTGTAAGACGCTTTTTTCAAATGGGGAATGGTGCTTATTTTCTGCAAGCATGGTAAGCAACCTAGGAATACGTTCTCTCTTGGTTACACCTTTTGAATCGGGTGTGTCCAAATCTCGGGTAGTGCTTGTCCAAGCTGACAGGGCATGGGTTATATCGGATCCATAGGTTCCGATCAACTCCACCTCATTTCTCAGATTGCCAAAAACCTCTGTCCAATTTTCTTCTTTAAATTCGTCACTCATCCAGTTTCCTCAATTCCTCAATCTCATCTTCCAAGAAAGTCATCTTGCGTAGTGTTCCTGGCAAATCTGGGCTGCTATAGGTCGCAACTTCCAAAATCATTGCCTTAAGTCCATCATCTTTCCAAACTCTTGTAACACTTCCCCGCACTTTACGTATGGAAGCTTCTTGCGGATTTAAACGTGTTAATGAAAGTTCTTGCCCAGAAACGATTCCGATGTCCTTTGGGGTCTTGAAGTTGAGAGAAACCAAGTCGCCTACGCTAAGGTTTCCCAACTGGTCTTTCACCGTTTTTTTTGGCACCTTTTTCTCAAGTCCAAAGAATCTCTTCCAGAAGCCCATTCAATCAGTATACGGCACTCATGTTTTAGATGTAACTACTTACCTTTATGCGTGAACCAAAAGAATGGGAAGCTAAGTGGAAAAGGTTTCTTTACGAGGGAATGTCAGCCCAAGCTATTGATGCACGTGAATTATCAAAAGTCTTTCGCTACTTTCACATCTCTGAACAAAAACTCNCCAAAGACGATTATTTTACCTTTGAACCACGAGTTGCTCGCCACCCTCTTGTAGACGTTCAGGGAAACACCATTGAAGATGATTTTACACCACGAATTTCTGTTGCTAATGATGTGAAATCAGCTTACAGTGCCTTAGGCATGGGAAGCTTTGAACACTTGGGCGGCTGGGGACATCTCTATGCTGGTATCGGTTCTCCTGATGAAGAGCCTAAAACAGAGGACTGCCCTGAAACTGATGACATGAAGTATGGCGAACAATTTCTTCTAGCTCGGTGGCTCAGACAGAAACTGTTAGACGGAGAACTGCGCATAGAAGATGCTCAGAAACTTGGGATGCATATTCCACCTAGTCTTTGGCCTTCGGGATTTGAAGACCCTAAGTGGGACCCGAACAAATTCCCATCTGGTATAAAACCCAGCATGCTTCCACCTGAACTCAGAGATGAGTTCGAAGGGTGTGTGCCTGACGTTAATATTACAAAAGAAAACTGGCTCTTAGAACCGACAAAACTCATTTATATTGGTGAAATCGA